TGACCGTTGGGACGCCTTCGGCAATCCAATCGGACGACCAGTCCAGTACCCGTTCATCAGATGTCTAGCAACTGAAGAGCAACAATCAGGCAACACATACGACAACGTTCGTTACATGCTCGAGCATATCAGGACCAACTTTGGCACTGAGTATCCAGGCATTGACGTTGGCCTCACACGCACTTTTTTAAAAGGCGGCGGCGAAATCGTCCCATCAACAGCAGCATCAGCATCAAAAGACGGTGGAAAAGAGTCTTTTGCTGTAGCTGACGAAACACACCTTTATTCGAGCCCCGAGCTCAAGCGAATGCACGAAACCGTAAGGCGAAACCTCGCCAAGCGAAAGGCTGCGGACCCTTGGATGCTCGAGACATCGACCATGTACTCGGTTGGCGAGGAATCAATCGCCGAGCAAACGCACCGCTTATGGATATCGATACAAGAAGGCCGCACAAAAAATCCAGGCCTGTTATTCGATCACAAGCAAGCGCCCGAGGTGCCCGACCTGCAAGACAGTGAGCAGCTTAAAAAAGCACTTGCTGTCGTGTATGGGCCAGCCTTTAAATGGCTAGACGTGCCGCGTCTAATGGCCGAGATACAAGACCCGATGACAAAAGCATCGGACGCACGACGTTATTTTTTAAATCAGCCGTCCACAGACACCGACCGCTACATGAACATCACAGCATGGAACGCAGCGGCCGAGCCCGAGGAGCTGGCAGAAGGCACCGAGGTCGTTCTCGGGTATGACGGTTCGCGCAAAGACGACGCCACAGTGCTTGTTGCTTGCAGAATTGAAGACGGCAAGATCTTTCAACTCGAGTGTTGGGAAAGACCGCCTGGTCCTGCGGGCTACGGTTGGGAAGTACCAAGAGTCGAAGTTGACGAAGCTGTTCGAATCGCATTTGCAAAGTACAAAGTCCACAAGATCTGGGCCGACCCTTCAGGTTGGCAGTCTTATTTGGACGCTTGGAACTCAACTTTCGCCGATAAAGTGGTAGCGGTTTACCCTTCCAGCCAGCGCAAGCTGATGGCACAGGGACTTGACAGATTCCTTGAAGACGTACTCGAAGGACGCCTCAAACACAGCGGCGCACCCGAGCTGACAAGGCACGTGACGAACGCGGTACCGACACGGTACGGCCAAGTAATGAAACCTTCTCAGAGCCACAAGATCGACGGCTTAATCGCTGCAGTTCTTGCCTACCTAGGCCGCACCGAGGCGCTTGTTAATCCTGAGCCCGTTGCACCAAAAGTCACTTACCACTCTATTCAAGTCTAGGAGCAACATGAAGCGTTTTGATTTTAGTCTCGCAGTTGAGGTCGTTGGCGTTGCGTTGGTAACGGTCGGACTTGCGTTGTTCTCTCCACCGATTGCGTTAATCGCTCTCGGTTCTTTCCTCGTTTGGGCTACAGAAAAGGCTGATTAATGACCGCTGGCATTTACAACACCACTATCGACCAAGGCTCAGTGTGGTCTGTCGTGTTGGTGTATACTGATTCTAATAACGCCCCCGTCAACTTGACTGGCTACACAGCTGCCATGCAGCTTCGCCAAAACTACAACTCTGACGTTGCAGATCTGACTTTGACTACATCGAACGGCGGCATTACAATCGTCGGTGCTACAGGCACCATCACAATCAACGCCACAGCGACTCAAACAGGACTTCTTGACCCAGGCTTTTACGTTTATGACTTGGAATTGACATCGGGTTCTAATATCTCTCGCCTAATCCAAGGCCAGTTGACCGTAGCAGAGCAGGTGACACGATAATGGCCAACAAAGTCACAATCAACGAGACCAACAACACTGTTGAGATTTCAGCCCCAGGCCCACAAGGTTCACAAGGACCAACAGGTCCAACTGGCGCCACAGGCCCAGCTGGTGCTACGGGCGCAACAGGCCCAGTCGGTGCTACGGGTGCCACGGGTCCAACAGGCGCTACAGGCAACACAGGCCCAACAGGCGCAACTGGTTCAACAGGTCCAGTCGGTGCAACAGGCCCAACAGGAGCCACAGGACCAACAGGCCCAACAGGAGCCACAGGTCCACAAGGCATTCAAGGCGACACAGGCGCAACAGGGCCGACTGGCCCAGTTGGTGCAACTGGTCCCACAGGTTTAACAGGCGCAACTGGAGCCACAGGCCCAACAGGCGTCACAGGCGCAACTGGTCCACAAGGCATTCAAGGTGTGCAAGGCATTCAAGGCGAGACTGGTGCGACTGGCCCAATAGGCGACACTGGAGCAACAGGCCCAACAGGCGCAACAGGCGCAGCTTCAACGGTGCCTGGCCCAACAGGAGCGACTGGCCCTGCAGGTGCAACAGGTCCAACAGGCCCACAAGGTGAAGCCTCAACTGTGCCTGGCCCAACTGGAGCCACAGGCCCAGCGGGTGCGACAGGTCCAACTGGCGCAACAGGACCTCAAGGAATCGAAGGCCCAACGGGCGCAACTGGTCCGCAGGGTGCGGCTGGTGCGAATGGCGGCTCTACTAGCTTATTCGACTACAACGCAGACACTTCGGCCACATCGGGCGACCCTGGCGCGGGCGACATACGCTGGAACAATGCTACGCAGATCAATGCCACAACGTTGTTTATTGACCATTTAGATATAAATAGCAACGACATTGACGTTTTTATTGCCCTGCTTAAAGCAGACGATTTTATCATCGTTCAAGATCGGAATGTTCACACCAACTTTCAGAAGTTTAAAGTCACAGCGGCAGCGACCATTCTTGGTGGCTACAGCAGCGTCCCAGTAGTTCTAGACTCCTCAGGCGGCACTGGCACGACCAACTTCAGCAATTTCGAAGCTCTTGCTTTGTTGCTCATCAATGTCGGTCTTACAGGTGCGACTGGTCCAATCGGTCCGACAGGCCCAGTCGGTGCCACAGGTCCAACAGGCCCAGCAGGTGCCACAGGTCCAACAGGCCCACAAGGCGAAATCGGCGCAACTGGAGCAACAGGCCCAGCTGGTGCAAATGGGGCAACAGGAGCAACAGGTCCACAAGGTGACACTGGCGCAACAGGCCCAACAGGCCCAGTCGGCGCTACTGGTTCAGTCGGCGCAACAGGCGCTACAGGTCCACAAGGTATTCAAGGAATCCAAGGCGTCCAAGGCATTCAGGGCGAAGTCGGTTCAACAGGTCCAACAGGCCCAGTCGGTGCGACAGGTCCAGCAGGAGCCACAGGCCCTGAAGGTGCCACAGGTGCAACTGGTCCACAAGGAATCCAAGGCGATGTCGGCGCTACAGGCCCTACAGGCCCAGCTGGAGCCACAGGTCCTGCAGGTGCAACAGGAGCAACTGGTCCACAAGGAATCCAAGGTGACACAGGGGCTACAGGCCCAAGTGGCGCAACAGGTCCGAGCGGCCCAAGCGGCGCAACAGGCCCGAGCGGCTCAACTGGTCCTACGGGAGCCACGGGTCCACAAGGCGGGGACAATCCAGTCGTTGACTACATTGACGGCGGGGCAAACGCTGCTGGCATCACTGGCGACGTGATCTACAATTCGGGGCTGTCTAACGCTAGCAGTTGGACTTATATCATCGACGCAGGTGCGTCAGTAACAACCTTCTAACAAAGAGAGAAAGAAGCCAACATGACAGCAAGACTCCAAAACCGCCGAGACACGGCAGCAAACTGGACATCTAATAACCCAACCCTTGCTGCAGGCGAGATCGGCTACGAAACCGACACCACAAAGTTCAAGATCGGCGACGGCGCGACTGCTTGGAGCTCTCTTGCTTATGCCTACGCGGCTGGTGCAACAGGTCCAGCTGGTGCAACAGGCCCAACAGGTTCAACAGGTCCGACTGGTGCAACTGGAGTCGAAGGCCCAACGGGGGTTACAGGTCCAGCTGGTGCAACAGGCCCAACAGGTTCAACTGGCCCAACAGGCGCAACTGGACCCGAAGGAGCAACAGGTCCAACGGGTGCCACTGGCCCAACAGGCGCTACTGGCCCAACTGGTTCTACAGGCCCAACGGGTGCAACTGGTCCAACTGGAGCTGGTGGCGTTGAAGCCATCAATGCGCAAACTGGCACCACATACACTTTTGTGTTGGCCGACAAAGACGACCTCGTAACAGCTTCAAACGCTTCTGCACAAACCTACACAATTCCACTCAATTCATCTGTGGCTTTTCCAACTGGCAGCCTTGTCAATTTAATTCAAATCGGCGCTGGGCAAGTAACTGTTCAGGGTGCTGGTGGTGTCACCGTTGCTTCAACTGGTGCAACTGCAACAACTCCGAAAACGAGAGTTCAGTATTCATCGCTTACTTGCATCAAGGCTGCAACCGACACTTGGTATGTCGTAGGAGATATTGCCTAATGCCTATTCTTGGAACCGTCGCTTCTTCAAGACTTACGACACCGCCTTATGGTACGAGTGTTGCGTTTAAGTCTATTGCGAGCAGAGATACTGGCGGCGGGGTACCTTCCGTATCATTTACAAGTATTCCTGGTACATACAAAGCACTTCTTATTCGTTATTCTGCGCGGTCAGGTAGAGCGCGTGGAGCAAATGGTTGGTTGGGATATAAACTCAACGATACTTTTGCTAACTGGGGTCATTATGTAGAAGGTTATTCAGGAGCAAGTCCTCTGAGCGGTGGATATGTTTCTACCCCGACTGGCGATGCAGGAATGATTGCCGCGCCAGGAACTGACGCTAACTCTAGTGCTCGTGGTGTTGGTTGGGTTTTAATTTACGATTACGCAACATCAGGAAGAACAAAAACGACACTTATTTATACAGGTGTTACTAATGATGGTGCTAATGGTTCAATTATCGGTGGCGATTATACATGGAATACTACAACCGCTACCACTTCTATTGTTTTTTATTCGCCTGATTCTACTAATTTATCTGCTGGTAAGTTTATGCTTTACGGATTGGAGGCATAATGCCTGCAACATACGAACCTTTTCATACAACAACATTAGGGTCAGCCGTAACTGATTTCACGATTAGCAGTATCTCATCTAGTTATACCGATATTATTTTAGTTATGCGTTATGGAACTTCTGCTGGCGCAGATATTCTTGTTAGATTTAATAGTGATTCAGGCGCAAATTACAATAATAGATTTGCTTTTAATTCTGGTGGAGCACCTACTTCA